TGCTCATGATGGACAAACAACTGCTTTAGGTAGATTAGGACTTGGTTTATCAGCTGCTGAATTAAAAACAATGTCATTTACAGAAATACAGCAGGCATTGGCTGATTTATATGGTGGCGCAGCATCTCAAAATGCGGAAACATTCCAAGGCAAAATTGATCGAATTAAAGTTGCATTTGATGAAGCAAAAGAAAGTCTTGGAGTTGCTTTATTACCACAAATTGAAAAATTTATAACATTCTTAAACGATCAAGGCATTCCTGCCTTAAATGGATTTATTGCTGGTTTAACTGGTGATGAAGGATTAAGCGCAGGACTTGCTGAAACTCAAAGAAGTGCCGAAGGATTTGGAAAAGCGATTAGCACAGTCATTGGAATTGTTCAAGGATTTATCACATTTATCAGAGAAGCAATTGGATTGGTTGTATCACTTGCAAATGAATTAATTAAAGTGGTTAATATAATTCCGGGCGTAAATATCGGATCAATACCAAATCCTGCTCCATCTGCAACGAGATCAAGCGTTCCATCAGTTCCAAGAGGCAGTTCAACATTTACTTATGGCGCAGGAAATCCACAATATAACATCACTGTTAATGGTGCTATTGATGCCGAAGGAACAGCTAGAACAATTGTCAACACACTAAACAATTCACAAGCTAGGGGTGGGGTTTATGTAGGAACTCCATTTGGACAGGCTAGATGAGTGCATTTACTTGTGATTGGAAATTAAGCGTTGAAGGTGTCGAATACACTGATGTAACAATTGCCGATTTAACTCATTTTGCAGGTCGTCAAGATGTTTATTCACAGCCAACAGCATCTTATATTAGTTGCACAATTATTGCTCCAAATAATGAAACATACGATTTTGACATTAATGATGGAATTACTTTACAAATCAAAGACACCAGTGGAACTTATGTCAGCCTATTTGGTGGCAATATCACCGATTTAACAATTGAAGTAGAGGATACTGGATCAAGAGCCACAGTTATTGCTTATAAGATTATTGCTCTTGGTGCTTTGGCTAAATTGCAAAAAACTGTAACTGATGGAGTATTAAGTCAAGATTATGATGGCAATCAGATATTGGATTTGCTTGATGATTTATTACTAAACAGTTGGAATGAAGTACCAGCAGCTGAAACTTGGTCAGGTTATAATGCAACTGAAACATGGGCAAATGCTCAAGATGTTGGACTTGGTGAGATAGATACGCCTGGACTTTATGAGATGGAAAACAGATCAGCATCAGCCGATACCATTTACAACATAGCAGCACAAATTGCCAATTCAGCATTTGGATATTTATATGAGGATAATCAAGGAAATGTCGGTTATGCAGATGCCGATCACAGACAAAATTATTTGCTTACCAATGGTTATGTTGAGTTAAGTGCCAATCATGCTTTAGGTCGAGGATTACGGACTACGACAAGGGCTGGCGATATTAGAAATGATATTTACATCAACTACGGCAATAACTTTGGCTCACAAAAAACAGCTAGCGATGCCACATCAATTTCAACCTATGGCTACAAAGCCGAAACAATAAACACAGTTTTGCATGATGCCACAGATGCCCAAGCGGTTGCAGATCGATACATAGACCAACGCGCATATCCTCAGCCAGTATTTGACACAATCACATTCCCAATTAATAACCCAGAAATTGATGATGCTGGTCGTGATGCGCTGCTTGGAACATTTATTGGAATGCCAGTTAATCTTAAAAACCTACCAACGCAAATCTCTGATGGTGAGTTTGAAGGATATGTTGAGGGCTGGTCATGGTCAGTCAGTTTCAATCAATTGTTTATAATTTTAACGCTATCGCCAACAGGTTATAGTCAGGTTGCGATGCGTTGGAATACCACGCCAATAACTGAGGCTTGGAATACTTTAAGCACAACTCTGACCTGGGAATACGCTACAATAGTCGCATAGGAAAAGGATAAAATGCCAACTACCACCAATTATGGCTGGACAACACCAGCAGACACCGATCTTGTTAAAGATGGTGCAAGTGCAATACGCACGCTTGGAACTGCAATTGATACAACAACAAAAAATCTTAATCCAGAAACAACTCTTGGTGATATTGCTTATCGTTCATCAACTGCAAATGTTAAAACTAGATTAGGACTTGGAACAGCAGGCCAAGTTCTCACTGTAAATTCTGGGGCGACTGCTCCTGAGTGGGCTACGCCTTCTAGTGGTGGAATGACATTGTTATCAACAACTACATTATCAGGTGCATCAACAACTATTTCTTCAATTAGTGGATCATATAAATCTTTAATTGCTTATATATACAATGTTAATCAAGGTAGTGATGGCGATTTTATGATTGATCCAAACAATTCCACAAATTTAACAGACTCAATAACAAATTATGGAGAAAACGGAACTTCTTATGCATTGGCCAGAAGCGGAAATAGAATAAGAACTCCTGGTAATGTTTCATCTGGAAATACGAGTAATGCTTGGACTTTAATTTTAGATAATTATGCCAGCAGCACAAGTTTCAAACCTTTTAATTTTTATGGATATTATGAATACACGCCCAATTCAATTAAAGCATGTATGCATGCTGGTGGGAATTTTAGATCAACAACAGCAATATCATCACTTGTTTTTAAACCTTCAACTGGATCATTTTCTGGTGGAACAGTTTTACTATACGGAGTAAATTAAAATGACTAAACCAATAATAAGAATTCACAATATTGAAAATGATGAAATAATTGATAGAGAAATGACTGCGGCTGAATTTAAGATTTACGAAGCAAATCAAGCAGCACAAGCCGAAGCACAAGCCGAAGCCGAAGCAAAAGAAGCAGCACGCCAAGCAATTCTTGATCGCTTAGGTTTAACTGCTGACGAAGCAAAATTATTACTTGGCTAATGAAGCCTTGGTTATCTAAAGCTGCTGAAACCTTTAGGGAACAAGTAAATGACTGCTTCCCTGATCGCAAGCGCACAAGTGATGGATGGATTGGTGATGCTCGCCATTCAGCCAGAATCAGTCAGCATAACCCGAACGAACGCGGTGAGGTATGTGCCATCGACATTGACGCTCGCTTATCTGACCAAGAAGGAATTAGTTTTGATTTGGCAGATCAGATTCGACAGGCAGCAAAAAAAGATAAGCGTATTCTGTATGTGATCCATGCTGGTAAAATTGCATCAGCAAAGTCGCTTTGGAAGTTTAGAAAATATAGGGGCATAAATCCCCATCATAAGCACATCCATATTTCTTTTAAGCCAAATCAAACTGGCGAGAAGTTCGACATCCCACTACTGAAAGGCGACTAAATGAAACTAACCAAAAAACACAAAGCAGCAATTAAGTCATATTTAAGAGCTGTGGCAGCTAGCGGAATAACAGTTGCTTTAGCAATAGTGGCTGACATTCATCCAGCTTATGCAACTTTGCTTGGTGCAATTGTTGCTCCAATAGCAAAGGCATTAGATCCAAAATCAGGGAGCGAAGTAGATTATGGCCTTAGTGAAAAATGAGTCCAAACGAATGGGTCGCTTTTGGCGTTGGCGTTTGCAGTATCGCGACCGCTTTATTACTGGCTCTACGATGGGTTATTAAAAGTTTTTTAAGTGAACTTAAGCCAAATTCTGGCAGCTCGATCAAAGATGCAATTAACCGAATAGATGAAAGAAGTTCACGATTGGAAAAGCGTGTCGATGATCTATTCACAATAATCTCTAAGTCATAATTTAATCATGGCGAACACACGGAAACACACAAAGCGTAAAAAGGTTAATCGTCGAGTCGTTCGCCACACTCCTGAGCCATTAAGTAAAATCGATCAACATTACATGGCTTTGCATGAATGCTATAAAGCAGCTAGAAAAGCAGGATTTACGCCTGAACATGCTTTTTGGCTTATGACTGAACATAAAACATTTCCTGATTGGATCGTAGGCGATGGCGGGATTATTCCTTCCATAGATCCAACTGACGATGAGGATGACGATTAAGCGATACTTAGTAATAAGTGATTTACAGATTCCATATCATCATGAGCAAGCAGTTAAAAATGTTATTAAGTTAGCAAAAAGGGAGCGATTCGATAGTGTTCTTTGTGTCGGTGATGAAATTGATTTTCAAACAATTAGTCGTTGGGCTGAAAAAACACCTTTGGCTTATCAACAAACTTTGGATGATGACCGCAGCTCTACCCAAGAGATACTTTGGGCTCTCACAGAGCACAGCCGAGAAGCTCACATTATCCGCAGTAATCATACTGATCGCCTTTATAACACTTTATTAAAAGTTCCTGGACTCATAAGTCTGCCCGAATTGCAATATGCCAAGTTTATGGATTTTGAGTCTATGGGCATTACCTTTCACAAAACATTTTACGAATTTGAGAAGGGCTGGATTTTGGCTCATGGCGATGAAGCCAACATATCTCAGAACGCTGGACAGACTGCCCTAAATTTGGCTAAAAAGGCTGGTAAGAGCGTGGTTTGTGGTCATACCCATAGGTTGGGTACATCCGCCTATTCTGAGGGGCTCTACGGGGCTTACAGACCCCTTTATGGGGTTGAAACTGGCAACCTTATGAACAGGGCAAAAGCCAGTTATACAAAAGGCTTGGCTAATTGGCAAATGGGTATCGTTATACTCGATTGGGATGGCAAAAATATGAGTGTGCAAATGATCCCAATAAATAAAGATGGTTCATTTACAGCTCTTGGAAAATCTTATGGGGCGTGAAACAGATTATAGGGATCGGACGATTGATGACCATATCGACGATTTTGAGGATCTTAGCGTTATCTAATCGTTATAAACGACACGCCAAAAGGTTGTTGCGCCGTCAGTAATTAGGTTCATACTAAACCCTAACTGAACAAGGCGTTCAGCCAAAGGGAGCAAAATGACATTTGAAACAGCAGTTTTTTGGATGATTCTGGCAGGTATCGCTGGAATGATTTTTTACTTTATTGATGAATGGCGTTTAGATAGACATTACCAAAATGGTTATTGGGCTGGCAGATCAGCTGGCTGGAAATCTTGCTTGGATCATCAAGCTAAAGTGCAAGCTATGAAATTGGATCAGGTATTTGATTATGACAAAAACTGAACAGTTATTTAATGATGCCGTCAGCCTTATCCATTCACGCGGATCGCAATATGGTCATCCGATGCCACAGCACTCGCGTATTGCACAGCTTTGGTCTGCTTATCTTGGTTACCCAATCACACCAAATCAAGTTGCAGTTGCGATGGCACTCGTCAAAATCAGTAGGAGTGTGGAAAGTCCAGAAATTGACGATCATTACAAAGACGCACTTGCATATATTGCAATTGCCAAAACCTGCCATGAAGCCATGCAAGATAATGACTTTGATTGGAAGGAATAATGTTTAACCTAAACGATTACGAAACAGTAGAAAGTAGATTGGAAAAGTGGTATGACAAATTTCCAGATTCCAGAGTGGAAACAGAGCTTGTCGAGGCATCAAACTCTCGATTCATTGTTTTTGCTAAATTATTCAAGACGGAAGCAGACGCCAAGCCGTGTGCGACTGGTCTTGCTTTTGAAAACATTACGGAGAAGGGTGTTAATTCAACTTCTGCATTGGAGAATTGTGAGACTTCAGCGATCGGTCGTGCGCTCGCAAATGCTGGTTTCGCAGCTAAAGGCAAACGCGCTTCACGAGAGGAGATGGCTAAGGTAAATTCTAACGAATATGAAAAGAAGTTAGAACAAAGGCGTTATGGATCAGCAGGTTCAAGATCGGCAGCTGTTGAGGATGCTTTAAGAGCGTCATTCGCAGTTGAGAATAAGCAAGATGATCCAGCATTGTGGAATGTTGAACAAGCTGTTGATGCAATTGGTAAGACAACTCCAAAAGAGCCACCAGTTTGCTGCGACAAAGGCCATACGCTTAAACAGGGTATCAGCAAGGCAGGAAAACCTTACTATGGGTATGTTTGCAAAGACAAAAACACAGGTCATGCAACTTGGGCTCGGATGACAGCCAATGGAAATTGGTTCTTTGAAGGAGTCGAATAATGGGATACATAGCATTTATCAATGGCAAAGGACTTCAAGTTGTCATGGACGATAATGGTGTCCATTTAGAGGAATCCATTATTAAATGCCAAGTCTGCGATGATGACCGAGTATTCAAGGATGGCACATGTTTCAAATGCCATGAGCTGCTGAATAATGACTAATTATACGCAGTTTAAGTGTAATGGCTGCAAACGCAATACAGAGTTTTTATGGCTTGACTCTATGGATTTACCTGATGGATTTAAGCTTTATCAATGTATGGATTGCGGATGCGTAGGAGTTAAGAATGTTGTTGAAGCATTACATATTCCTGACTCGGAGATTTGCAGATGCGATAAGTGTGGTGGTTGGAGATGGCAAACAAAGCCCTGCCACACTTGCGAATTGATAAGGAGTAAGTAATGCCAACCTACGAGTACAGCTGCAAAGAATGCGGCACTTATGGATCAGTCCATAGGACTTACAAAGAAGATGATGGCGGTATGACTTGCCCTAGATGCCATACTGCGATGATGAGGATATTCACAGCTCCAGCAATTGCATTTAAGGGCGATGGATGGGCTGGTAAAAGCAAATGACATTAACTGGCTTTGATGAAACTTGGACAGAAACAGATGATCTAAGAATTACAACATGCCGTCTGACCTGCGGTTTTGCTAGATGATTTGACTGCATATGCTACGCTCTAGGACGCATTCGCCCTCAAGGCGAAAAGGCGAGCCGCGCTGCGGTAAGCTCGCAAGGTGCACGCTAGTTGGGCTCGCTATATTTGTAGCACAAATTAGTAGCCTTGAAAAAGCTGAATCTCAAGTCATTGATAAGACTAATCATTACAGACAATATGCTTTTATTCAGTTAAATAATGTTGATGAATTTTATTGTTTAGATGAATTAAATTACAAAGAATCAAGATGGAATCCAAAAGCTGTAAATGGTAGTCATTATGGTATTCCTCAAGGTAGATCTAAATATCTCAAAAGAGTTAATGGTTATAAGCAGATTGATTGGCAATTGAAATATATTGAAGCAAGGTATTCTACTGTCTGTGCTGCGCTCGCACACCATAAATTCAAAGGCTGGTATTGATGGGTAGATCTGCATTACGCAATACAGGTAGCACAGATCGATGGCGTAAGATAAGAGCTAAGATCCTGCAACGCGATCAATATGTTTGTCAGTATTGTGGACAGGATGCTACAACCGTCGATCACATCATTCCAAGATCAAAAGGTGGTAATGACTTGCCAGATAATTTGATAGCTGCATGTAATCGTTGCAATTATTCGAAGGGTGGGCGTTTTTTTGTGAGCCGTCCGACACCACCGACCCCCCTGTTCCTTTCTAACCCACGAAACACCTCGATCAGCCACGATCCGACCAGTCATGACTAAAAAAGGATAAATCGGACATGAGCGATTTGAATCTGGTTGAATCGACTTTAGGAGGTGTGCAAACACCGCGTATTCATTCAAAACTGAATGATTTACCATCAAAAGGTCAAGAATTGATTGATTTTGCAGCTGAGATCGGCATCGAACTGATGGATTGGCAAAAGTTTGTGGCAATTAACGCTCACAAAGTTAAACCTGATGGCCGATGGCATCACTCTGAGATTGGGTTATGCTTATCTAGGCAGAATGGCAAGTCCACATTGATGATGCTTAGAATTCTAACTGGCATGTTTGTTTGGGGTGAGGGATTGCAACTTGCATCAGCTCATAGGCTTACGACATCGCTTGAAACATTTAGGCAGATTGTAAGTTTGATTGAGCAAAACGATAAGTTAGAAAAAGAAGTTAAAAAAATACGCTGGCAACATGGTGCTGAGGAAATAGAGCTGTTTGGCAATAGACGATTTGTTGTAAAGGCTGCCAATAATGCAGCTAGAGGTTTAAGCAAACCTGAGTGTATTCATTTAGACGAGTTGCGTGAATATAAAGACGAGGAAGCATGGTCATCAATGCGTTATTCAATGATGAGTGCTAAGAATCCGCAAGTTTGGGTTTATTCAAGTGCTGGCGATCAGCATTCTGTTGTATTAAACAAATTGCGTGAGAGGGCGTTGGTTTCAGCCACTACCAACGATCCGATTGGTTGGTTTGAGTGGAGTGCTGAACCTGATGCGCCTATTATCCTTCCGTCAGGTGATATTAACTGGCAAGCATTTGCTCAAGCCAACCCATCATTAGGCAAAACGATACACCCTGACAATATCAAAGCTGCAATAAATGATCCGCAAGATATTGTGCGAACAGAATTATTAACTCAATGGGTCGATACAATAAACAGCGCAATTGATCCGCAAAAGTGGGAGTTATGCAAAATTGATGCTATACCACTAGACCCTGACAAACCTACTTGGCTTGGACTTGACTTATCGCCAGATAGAAAATTCGCGGCACTCGTGGCAGCTCAGAAATTATCGGGTGAAAGATTTTACATTCAATTGCTTCATACTTGGTCAAATGATTACAGCTTAAATGATTTGGCTATTGCAAATGATTTAGCTCCTTATGCTAGAAAATACAATGTTCAGACTGTCGCTTATTCCAAAAGGACTGCACAAGCTGTCGCAAGTCGGTTAGTTCCTGCTGGAATTCCCATTACAGATATGGATGGGGCGATATATGCTGAAAGTTGCGATCGGTGGTTAGGCGCAATCAATTCCCATCGATTACAACATGCTGGTCAAGACGAACTGACTCAGCAAACACTCTCCGCTGCAAAATTGCCCTATGGGGATGGGGCATGGATCATTGGAAGGCGGGCTAGTAAAGTTGCAGTTTGTGCAGCTGTGGCTTCTAGTTTGGTTACATATTTTGCGACACAACTTGAAACAGAAATTGATATACAAATAGCATAATTCGGACTTAATGGTATAATCTATACCAATGGGATTATTAGATCGTTTTATTACAAATAAGACAATTACACCAACAACTGATGTGGCTGCTTCTTATGCGCCATACAATTTACAAGCTGCGATTGGTGGAATGCTTTATGGCAGCCAAACAGCTACAAGGGAACAAGCCATGTCAGTTCCATCAGTTGCTCGCGCTCGCAACATAATTTGTTCAACAATTGGATCATTACCAATTGAAACTTATAATCATTTTACAAAAGAGCATTTGCGACCATCTCGCGTAATTATGCAACCAGATCCAAGAATTGCAGGATCAGCAACTTATGCTTGGATCGCTGAGGATTTATTATTCACAGGATTTGCTTATGGACAAGTTTTAGACAGTTATTCAGAATCTGATGGTGCAAGAGTTAGAGCATGGACAAGAGTTTCGCCTGAGCGAGTAACTTATCAACTTAATGCAAATCAAACTGAAATTTTATTTTACAGAGTTGATGGACAAGAAGTTCCATTATACGGAATTGGAAGTTTAGTTGTATTTAACGGACTTGATGAAGGATTATTAAATCGCGCAGGTCGCACAATTAGAGCTGCATTGGAATTAGAAAAAGCGGCTGAATTATACGCTAAAGAGCCAGTTCCTACAATGGTATTAAAATCAAATGGAACAAACTTAACTCCAGAGCGAATCACAAGATTATTGGAATCATGGAAAGCAAGTAGATCAACAAGATCAACAGCATTCTTGAATGCAGATGTTGAATTACAAACACTTGGATTTGATCCTGCTAAATTACAATTAAATGAGGCTAGACAATACCTTGCTTTAGAAATCAGCAGAGCTGCTGGCATTCCTGCTAGTTTTTTAAGTGCCGAAACAACAAGCATGACTTATAGCAATATGACAGCTGAAAGAAAAGCACTTATTGACTTTTCATTGAGAACAGTTATTACGCCAATTGAACAAAGATTATCAATGTCTGATTTTGTGCCAAATGGTGTTGAAGTCAGATTTGACATTGATGATTTTTTGCGTGGATCTGCATTAGAGCGAGCGCAAGTTTATGAAATACTAAACAGAATCGGTGCGATGAGCATTGAGCAAATACAAGAGGAGGAGGACTTGATCCGATGAGTGCAAAATTAGAGATCAACTTTCCAATAACACTTACCGCTGCCGATAATCGCAAGCGCACAATATCTGGCACAATTGTTAGTTGGAATGAAAAAGGAATGACAAGTGCTGGAGCAACAGTATTTCAAAAAGACAGCATTGATTTTAGCAAACCAGTTAAATTGTTATTGGAGCATGATCGCACACGACCAATTGGTAAATTAGTAGATATTACAGCTGATGATGCTGGCATTCAGGCAACATTTAAGGTTGCAGGAACAATTGCTGGCGATGATTCATTATTGGAAGCAGCTGAAGGATTACGCGATGGATTTAGTGTTGGTGTAGTCGTTGATGACTGGGATACCAACAAAGGCGTAATGCAAGTTAAAGCATCTAGGCTTATGGAGGTCAGTTTGGTCGCTGAACCTGCCATTCAATCAGCTCGCGTTAGCGAAATCGCTGCAAGTGAGCAACCAGAAAATTCCGAAGCAACCGCTGAGGAGCAAACAACAAATCAGGAGGAAAAAGTGTCTGACACTAACTCAGAAGCTCCTATCGCCACCGAAGCGGTAGAAGCTGCAAAATCTGAGCCAGTGGCAGTAGCAGCAACTCAACCAGTTGCTTATACAAAGCCACGCTCACCAATCAATTCACAAGCTCGTTATTTAGAGCACTCAATCAAAGCATCAATGGGCAATCTTGATTCTGCTCAATATGTTGCTCATGCAAAAGCAGAGTCAGCAAAAGCATTAACAGCTGCTGATGATTCTTTCACAACCAATCCAGCATTTAAGCCAATTCAATATGTTTCAACTGTTGTTGATACAGCAATTGGATCTCGCGCTGCAATTGATGCAATCGGATCACGCAGACTGCCAAACGCAGGAATGCAGGTTTCAGTTCCAAAGATTACAACTAACGGATCAGTTGCAGAAACTGCTGAAGGTGGTGCTCCAAGTGAAACAGGAATTGTTTCAAGCTATGTTGATTTAACTGTCAAGAAATACGCTGGATTACAACGCTACTCAGTTGAGTTGTTTGATCGCGCAGATCCATCATTTTATGATGCGATGCTTGAAAACATGCGCCGTCAATATGCTGGTGCAACTGAAGCTGCTGTAATTGCAGCTCTTACTGCTGGTGGAACACAAGCAACAGCGCAAGATGCAACTGTTGATGGAATTGTTGCTTATGTTAAGACAGAAGCTCCAGCTGCTTACTTGGCAACAGGTGAGTTAGCAACACGCTATATTGCTGGAACTAGCCAATGGGGTCTTTTAATTGGTGCTCAAGATTCAAGCAAGCGTCCAATTTTCTCAGCATCACAGCCACAAAATGCTGCTGGTTCAGCATCAACACAAAGCCTTCGTGGAAATGTAATGGGTCTTGATCTTTATGTTTCAAATAAGGCTGTTTCAACTTCAATTGATGAATCTGCATTTATTGTAGTTCCATCAGCTGTTGCAATTTACGAATCACCAACACTACAACTTTCAACAAATGTTGTGATAAGTGGTGAGATCGAAACAATGCTTTACGGATACCTAGCTTGTGGCGTTTTGGTCGCAGGTGGAGTTCGCCGCTTTAACCTAACCTAATAGGTCATGCCTGAGGTTGCTCCCGATCTCAGGCAGCTATAAATGGGAGTTAAGAGAGGACGACATGCCAACCATTATTACTGCCAGTCAGTTAAGAAGTGTGCTTGGTGTGTCGTCTGCTCTTTATGATGACACATACTTAAATGGTTTGATAGATACGGCAGAAAATACGATCCTGCCAATGCTTGTTACATTCAAAAGCCCTATTCAAAAAGTGTCGCTGACTAACAATGTCGCCACTTTCACTACACTTGGAATTCATGAATTTACCGAAGGACAATCAGTCGTCATCGCAGGATGCGGATCACCTTACAACGGAACAAGAACTGTTCTTGATACAAATCTTGGACAATATACCTTTCAAGTTGCAATCACAAATGCCAATTTGGATGAGGCAAATGTTATACCAAGCGGAACTGCAACCCTTTCTACAGCATCAACTTATGTTGGAAACAAAAGTGTTGAATCAGCTGTCTATGTTGTTGCAGTCGAAGTGTTTCAATCAAGAGTTGCAGCAGGAGGACAAATAGAAGGTGTTGATTTCACAGCTACACCTTTCAGAATGGGTCGATCATTATTTAATCGTTGCGTTGGTTTATTAGGTCCTTACATAGATGTTGAAAGTATGGCTCAATAAATGCCATCAACAATTCTTTCATCAATTCGCACACCATTGGCAACTGCTTTGTCAAGTGTTGCAGGAAATGTCTATTCATTCGTTCCAGAGTCGGTAATTCCCCCAGCTGTTGTGTGTGTTCCAGATTCACCATATTTAGAATTTGATTTAATAAACAAATCTGTAATTAAATGCAAAATTAACATGACGATTACAGTTGCAGTTGCTTATAATAGCAATCCAGCATCGCTCGACAACATCGAGCAGTTAATAATGAGTGTTCTGGCAGTTATCCCAAATGGATATGAAGTCAGTTCAGTAGAAAGACCAACAGTCAGTCAAGTAGGAGCATCAACTCTGCTAATTGCAGATATTAGGGTTTCGACTTACTACAACCAAACATAAGGAGATCAAAGTGCCAACAACAGTTGTAACAGGGCGAGATTTG